TGGCGTCCTGGGATCTTGCAAAAACCGGTGACAGCGAACGCAAGCAGATCCTCGTCGAGTGGACCCTTCAGATGTGCAACGAAGCTGCACACGGCATTGTTGCCGACCTGACCACATCGTAATCATCGGCATAACCCAAGATAGGGAGAGGGAGGCGAAAGCCTCCCTTTTTTATTATGAAAGTTCGAGTTCTCGTACCGAACCTCTGGACGACCAAGGGCAAAGCCTATGAGGGTGATGTTGTTGAAGTTCCGGACGCGGAAGGCAAGACCCTTTGCGAGCTGCGTTACGCCCATAAAGGCAAACAGCTTCCGAAGGTTGAAGAAGTGAAAGCGGGGGCGAAATGAGCACTCCTCTGTCGCAGAAGTATCTCACCGTTCGATTGAGTGATGTATCGACCGCAGGCAGCGCTTATGTCGTCGCGCCGGCCACCGGTTACATCAAAAAAATCTATTCCGTTATCAGTGGTGCGATCGCGACCGCCAATGCTGCAATCACGACCGAAGTTAATGGCGTGGCTGTGACCGGCGGGGCACTGACCATTACGCAGAGCGGATCGGCTGCCGGGGATGTGGATTCCGCAACTCCGACGGCGGCAAATTTCGTTAAGGCTGGCGACGTGATCGAGGTCATCACTGATGGCGCATCGACCAACACGGTTTCTGCCAACTTCACCTTTGTCATCGAAGAGACGACTTTCTTCTGATGGCTTGGGAAGAAATCGACAAGGACGAGGGTGGTATTTCCACCCTCGCCACCCTTGACGATGGGAAACTGATCGTCAAGCGCACACAGGACGTTGAGCCGATCATCGAGCGCAACAAGTCGCTTTTCAACAGCCATGACGGTTACACGCAGTCTCGGAATATGCGTCACGTCGCCAGTATTCCGCTGGTTATTCTGGAGCAGTGGGCGCGTGAGGCCGGCGTGTCTGTGTTTGGTCCGGAGATGCGCGAAATCACACGGCGCAAACTTAACGACCCGGACAACAAATTCCTTCGTACCTCACCTGGTGATATTTGATGCAAACGGCGCAGAATTATGCAGCTGCCAAGCTTGAGCGAGGCATGTGGACCGTATCGGCAGAGGCCGACAACGCGGCAGCCACAGCGACCCGATCCGCCCCGACCGGGCAGGCGAAGAATCAGAAGCATTATGTCAGCGCCGTTTCTGTCAGCTATTCGTCTGCCGTTTCTGGCGTAATGACGGTCACGATCAAGTCTGGATCGACCACGATCTGGAAGCGCCATTTTACCCAGGAATACGATTTGGACTTTCGCAGACCGCTAATTTGCGATCCGGGCACTGCATTGAATGTCGAACTGACTGCATCCGGGACCGGCGGAACGGTCGGGGTTGTTAACGTCTCAGGCTATACGGAAAAATAGAATGGCGCTCGCAAACTTCTCTGACCTGAAATCAGCAATTGCAACATGGCTCCGCAGAACGGGGGAAACGACCTTTGCCGCGTCGACCGAGGATTTTATTGCGTTGGCCGAGGCTGATATTCGCCGCCGCCTGACGACGACTCAGACCGAGACGAGCGCAACACTGTCGTTGGTTGCTGGAACAGCCACCGTGGCGTTGCCGTCCGATTACAATGGATGGCGCTCTGCTGTATTGCAGACTGATCCGGTGCGCGCAATCGATTACTTGGCGCCGGACAAGCTGGCCCAAGAATATAACGTGAACGCAAGCGGTTGTCCCCGCGCATTTACGGTAATCGGCGACTCCACGCTCAAAGTGGCGCCAACTCCTGACGGCGATTATGACATTGAATTTCTGTATTACTTGATGGTGCCGAACCTGTCAGATGATGCAACCACCAATTGGCTACTGACTGGATATCCTGACGTTTACTTGTACGGGTCGTTGGTCCAGGCGGAGCCTTTCATTCAACGCACAGCACTGCTGCCGGTCTGGAAGCAGAAATATGAAGAAGGCATCGCGTCCCTTAACGATCAGTCCGCTCGTCAGCGCACAAGCACCAAGCTGGCAATGCGGGCAAATGTGCAGGAGCGCTCGCCATGGCGCTAAAGCCTCTTGCCTTTCAGGAATGGGTGCCTGATCAACCAGACATCGGCAACGAGTTTGTGGAGATTGCCAAGAACGTTCTTCCGACCGCGCGCGGTTACCTGCCGATGAAGGAATTGTCGCAATACGCCGCTTCATCGACAGACAGTACTCCTCTTGCTGCGATTGCGGTGATTGCCAGCGACAGAAGTGTGAATTTCTTCTGTGGGGATGCAGGTAAGCTCTACAAATACAACAGCGGCACCTCTGATTGGGATGACGTTTCCAAATCCGGAGGGTACACGACGACCGCGGCTTGGAATTTTGCACAGTATGGCGACCTGATTGTTGCGACGAATTACGTTGATGATCCGCAATACTTTGATCTGACGACCAGCACTTTGTTTGCTGATCTCACGACAGAGACAAAATTCCGCTATGTGACGGTGATCGGTGACTTCATCGTTGGCGCAAACACCTTTGACAGTGTGGATCAGGAAACGTCGTACCGAGTGCGCTGGTCTGGTATCGGTCGCCCGACACAATGGACAATTAGCGCGGAAACGCAGTCAGACTATCAGGACGTGTTTAATGGCGGAGAAATCCTTGCGATCAGTGGGGCCGGCGAATACGGCGTCATTCTGATGCGCGATGCAATCTGGCGCATGACCTATGTTGGTGCACCGCTGGTTTTCGACTTCCAAGAGGTTGAACGCAGCCAAGGCGTGCTGGCAGAAAAGAGCATTGCTGTGCATGGCGGCAAGGTCTTCTATCTGGCGGAAGACGGGTTTTACATGTTCGACGGCGCGCAATCGCAACCGATCGGATTCGAGAAGGTCAACCGCTGGTTTCTGGATGACGCCGACGCAAACGAATTTGCAAAAATGTCTGTCGCGGTCGACCCCGCAAATCGCTATGTGGCTTGGTCCTACGTATCGGCAACGCTTGGCGGAACGACACCAAACCGCGTTCTGATTTACAATTGGGACTTGAACCGGTGGTCGTACATCGATCAGGCAGCATACGTGATTGCGCGCTTGCTGGTGCCGGGGCTCACTCTCGAAGACTTGAACAGCATCAGCGCCAGTATTGATGCGCTGCCAGCGTCTCTTGACTCCCGTATCTGGGTTGGTGGCAACACCTTGTTTGCCGCCCTTTCTTCCACAGGCGCTATTCAGACTTTTTCCGGGGACAACCTTCAAGCCGAGATCCAATCGGCAAACTATCAGCTCGGCGGAGGGCGGAGCATTGTTTCCGGGGTGCATCCGATCACATCAGGGGATGGCACCGTGACCGTTGCAGTTGCCTCCAAACTCAAAACAACCGACGCCGACAGCTTCGGCGCAAACTCAACGCAAGACGAAACCGGTTACTGCCCCATGGACAGTGAAGGTCGCTATCATCGCTTCAAAATGCTGGCGTCTGGTAACTACACCCACTTGCAGGGCCTTAATGTCGAATATTCCGAGACAGGAGCAAGATAATGGGCTGGCTTGACAGCGTATTTGGTGGTGGGTCCGGATCGAACGTCACCTACACCACGCAATCAACTTCTTCGTCACCGTGGGAACCGCAGCAGCAATACCTTAAAGACGTGTTTGGTAAAGCACAGTCTGCGTACAATAGCGGAAACCCGAGTTATTTTCCGGAATCCACTGTTGTTGGATACAGCCCGGAGACGCAACAGGCCTTGTCGCAGGTCCAGAACATCGCGACTGGTGACAACCCGATGATGGACGCGGCGCAGGCGGCCATCACCAACACGGCGAATGGTTCATTCCTGAATGCGGGCAACCCTTACATGCAAGGCGCGTACAACAATGCGGCAAACTTGGCGGGGGAGGCGTTCCGCGAACAGACGCTGCCGAGCATCGACAGCAGCTTTGCGTCCGCAGGTCGTCTCGGGTCTGGCCTGTACGCAAATCAGCGTAACAAGGCCGAAGACACGTTTTCTCGGTCCATGGCTGAGATGGCGGGGAATATGGCATATCAGAACTATCAGGATGAGCGCGGACGTCAAATGTCTGCTGCGGCGATGGCCCCTGGTATGTCTCAGGCTCGCTATCAGGACGCACAGATGCTTGCAAATGTTGGCGCCGCGCGTGAAGCGGAACAACAGGCGGAGCTGTCTGATCGGGTGAACCGCTGGAACTTTGAACAGAATAGCGATTGGGACCGTCTTGGTCGTTATGCCGCGCTTATTTCTGGCGGCTATGGCGGACAAGGAACGCAGACCACGCCGGTCTATACGAACAATGCCGGCAACTTTCTTGGTTCTGCCGCTACCGGGGCAGGTATCGGCAATATGATCGGCGGCACGACCGGGGCCGGGTATGGTGCGGTCGCTGGCGGACTGTTGGGGATGCTGTGATGAATAACGACGGAATGTACGGCCTTCTTGGTCCCGTTGATCAGCGCGATGCGATCACTCAGGGGCTTCTTGGTCTTGGGGCGGGTCTTTTGCAGGCCAGCGGCCCGTCTGCCGTGCCAACCAGCCTTGGAGGCGCTATTGGGCGCGGTGCGTCACAAGGCTTTGGCGCGTATCAAGGCGCAATGAATAACTCGCTTAATCGCAATCTGACACTGGCTGATTTGCATTCTCGCATGCAGGGCAGGGAGTTGGTGCGCGCGCAGACGGCTCAGAAGATCAAAGACCGCGAGGAGCACCAGCAGAGAGTCAAAGCATACCGAGAGTCACTCGACCCGTCCGTGCGGTCCCTTTTTGACGTGAACCCAGAAGGATTTACGAACGCCGTATACGAGGGCATGAAGGGCAAAGACCCGATCATCAAAGAGATTGACGGGACGCTGATTTCTATCAACCCCAACGATAACTCAATCACAAATCTCGGAACCTTTACTGCGCCGAAAGAGCCGAAAGCGCCGACGACGCGGACGATCTATGACGACGCCACAGGGCTGCGGCAGACCGTGCAGTGGAATCCTCAGACATCTGAATGGGATAAGCTTGGAGGCGTAGAAACGCCAGACGGCATGTCAGTCTCAATTGGGGCAGATGGATCTGTCCAGCTCGTGCAGGGCCCCGGCGGGGGCAAGCCTTTGACAGAGCAGCAGTCGAAAGACGCCGTGTATTATACGCGAGCGGCCGGAGCTTTGGAGACCTTTGAGCAAGTAGCGGGCTCAATGGGCAGCCTCTTTGATAGAGCCCTAAACATTGACGATACGGGGATTCTGCGGCAGCTCCAAGACGATAAGTTCCAAGTTGCCCAAACTGCCGGTAGAGAGTTTTTGGCCGCATTCCTTCGCAAGGACACAGGCGCTGCCATCACCAAGGCGGAGATGGATGAATATGGCTCCATTTATCTTCCCGCTCTTGGTGATTCAGAACAGGTACTTGCATATAAAAAAGAAGCCCGTCAGCGAGCGCTTCAGGCCATCAAAGCAGGCATGGCACCACAAGCAATCATCAATGCTGAGATGGCTTTGCGCGCGTCAAGGGAAAGCGATCCCGACAAGACGCTTTCGGTTGATAACTCGCAGGTGGTGCCAGATGAAATCAACGCCGGCGGATGGGGCATTAAGGAGATCGAATAATGCCACGCTTTGAAATTACAGCGCCGAACGGCAAGCGGTACGAAATCACCGCTCCTGATGGCGCAACCAAAGACGATGCGCTGAAATACTTCCAGCAAAACCACTGGCCGAAAATCCAGCAGGCAGCGAAGCCGGTTCAGTCGGTGGCAGAGGCGGAGCAGGACAGCCTCAGCAAAATGGCCGCAGTAACTGATCCACAGAATGATGTGTTGCGCGGCCTTGAACTTGGCGCGCGAGGTTTCTCGGATAGTGCTTTGGAGGGCATTGGGGCAATACCTGATCTTATTTCCGATGGAATGCGAGAGACCGGACTGCCCGCGCCAGAGCCAGATTTCTACAAGAACAAGCTAAAAGAGTGGTGGCGCGATCTGGGTGAAACCGTATCCGCTCCGCTGAATGCCGTTGCACCAAATATGGGCGACATGGCGCCAACCAGTACAACCGACAAGGCAATCTATGGTGCAGGCCGTGGGGCAGCTGATGCTGCAAGTGTGTTCCTGCCCGCAGCAGGGATTGCCAAAGCGGCCAAGTCTGGCGGCCTGACAAAAGGTGCCGCACAGACACTAGCCAGCCAGAAGGGGGCCCAAGCGGCTGCCGGTGCTGTAGGCGGTTCTGTTGGAGAAGCAACGGGCAGCCCGTATCTTGGCACCGCAGCAGCCCTTGCGACGGGCGTGGCTCCAAGTGTGGCTCAGGCCGTTCGCGGGTCTGCCACGGCGGCAAACGAAGCCAAGAATATCATCAAAAACGCACCGACCCGTGAAGAACTGGCGCGCCAAGGGTCGCAATTGTTTGACCGCGCAAAGTCAAGTACGGCGGTAATCGATCCGGATTCCTTCGCCAGCTTCCTTGCCAAAGCAGAACGTGAGCTTGCCGACGCAGGCAGCGATCCCAAACTGCACCCAACGTTGACTAATGTAATGGGGGCCCTGTCAAAACGGATCGGGAACGAGCTTGATTTTCAAGACCTGCAGAACGCACGTCGCGTTGCTGCGATTTCTGCTCGGAGCTTGGAACCGGATGAAAGCCGCCTGGGATCGATGCTTGTCGACAAGATTGATGATTATGTTTCAAACCTTTCCGCCCGTGACATCGTGCGTGGCGAAGTTGGCACTGCGACCCGTGACTTGAAGGAGGCTCGGTCTCTCTGGTCTCGTATGCGTAAATCTGAAATGGTTGATGAAGTGTTCGAGAAAGCAAAGAACGCGGCAAGTGGTTATGAGAACGGCTTGCGTCAAGGCTTCCGTGCAATTCTGAACAGTGAGAAAAAACGCCGCGCATTCAGCACCAGTGAAATCCGGGCAATGCGCGCCGTGGTTCGCGGTACGGCAAAAGGCAACACCCTGAAGCGATTGAGCCGCCTTGGCTTCGGCACGGGGCAACAGAGCAACTTCCTTGGTGGAACCATTGGTGTAGGGGCAGGTGGGGCGCTTGGTGGTCCGGTTGGCGCGATGCTCGCGCCCGCTGCTGGTCATTTGGCAGGGAAAGGTGCGGAGAAGGCAACGCAGCGTTCTGCTGATCTGGTCAAGGCGCTGGTTGCGTCCGGGCAAAAGTTGCCGGAAAACAACACGCCACTGCTGAGTGATTTCCTGAATGCCCGATTAGCTCAGACATTGGCAGCAAGGGAGAAATCCAGCGCTACATCGCCGCAAATGGTCTCGTCTCGCTAGTCAGCATCCCATGTCATGGATTTCATGGCCTTCCAGCCATAACGGATGAGGACGTATAGCTTCATCAGAAGCCATGAGCCGACAACTCCGCCGACCAGCGCAGCAATGATCGTCTTCTTTGGGTTATCTCCACCAATGCCAAGCTGCCAAAGAAAAATGAAATATCCAATGATGATAGCGAGGGTGCACTGGATCATCATTGCGAGACTTTGTTTGTCTAATTTTCGCATGGGAAGGTCTCAGTCATAGCGGCATTTATAAGAATCGCCGCAAGGGTGTGTCGGTATTCTGGCACACTATCGATAAAGGAAATCGAAATGTCCATGACCTGCCGCCAATCAACGCCTTTGGGAGCGCAGAACGTCTTGTCTGGGACTATTGATAGACCGTCAACGATACCGTTGATGTACGTGACGCAGTAGATTTGAGCCTCATTTCTGTCGTCCGAGCATATGTCTAGGAGCTCATTGCCGGTGTCAGCTTTTGACGACGGCAGAAAGACCAATGACAGAAGCATAGCTACAAGTAAGCATTTCATCCGGCCATGATACCGCAGGTTGAGCATTGGTGCATGTGGAAAATGAGACGGAAAATAGAACGGTTATATCAGGTGTCATAGATATCAGTTGACGTTATATCATTGATGGGGTATATAAAAAGAACGCCCCGGCGAACCGGGGCGCTCCATCACCGAAGACTAACGATAAGGGCGGTTATCGCTACAATAACTGCCGCAACGTCAATCTTGACGGTGACCAGAAACTTTATCATGGCGTTGCCATTTCAAGCTTCCGGGCCCGGAAGCTGAAAAGGTTTCAACTTCCACTACTTATAACGCGCCGTTGCTAGCGCGGGCGGGCACAAATCGGCCGATTTTGATACCTGCCATCCGACAAAAGGCTCGAGTTCCCTTCTGGGGTGGCTCGGGTCTTTTGCCGTTTAGCCGTCTGGGCAAGACGACACAGGCGAATACCCTTTCGCCTGACCAAGGTCAGGGCTGTTCCCTCGGGGAATCCCATCACAAGGCTGAGTCTATAGTTGCACGAATATTAATTTTTGCAACCAGCAAGGTCGCTCCCATCGGGGCGGCCTTTTTCTTTGGAGCAAACAATGTCGATCAAAGATTATTCAACCACGGCAGGCAGTAACACGTCTATTGACGGCATCAACATTGCCGAGGGCTGCCTTCCTGGCAACGTGAACAACGCCATGCGGGCCATGATGGCAGATACACGGTCTTTTTATCAAAGCGGCGGGTGGATTGATCTTGGCGACACCTACACATATGCCAGTTCCACCAGCTTTACCGTAAGTTCTGACGTGACGGCGTTCTATCCGGTTGGTCAGAGGGTTCGTGCAGTAGGGGCGACGACCGGCACAATTTACGGTAAAATCACCGCAAGCTCCTACAGCGCGCCGAACACGACCGTTACGGTATCATGGGATAGTGGGTCTCTTCAAAGCGAGGCGCTGACTGTTTCCGTGTCGTTTATGACGGTGACGGGCAGCCCTATCCTAGCGGGCGATGTCACCGGCCCTGCCTCTGCGACCGACAGTGCTGTCGCTCTTTTCGATGGCACAACCGGGAAAGCCTTGAAGAACGGCGTTGTTATTGGCACGTCAGCCAATAACATCCCGCAGCTTGACTCTGATGGGCTTTTGTCAGCGTCCGTCACATTTCCTGTTGGGCTTCCTTTCTGGTGGCCCGCGAACACTCCACCGTCATGGGCCTTGGAATGTGATGGGTCCGCAATTTCACGCACGACGTACGCGGAATTGTTTTCGGCCATAGGAACAACCTTTGGGACCGGCGACGGGTCAACAACGTTCAACATCCCGGATCTTCGGGCAGAGTTCATTCGAGGCTGGGACAATGGCCGTGGCGTTGATAGCGGCCGCACATTTGGGTCGGCGCAATCAGGACAGATTGAAGCACACACGCACACAGGGTCTTATCTGAAGAATGATGGCGTTGGCACTGGCTTGGCGTCGGCGGGGGGGACTCCCGTTAACTATTCGGGACAAATTGCCTCAACAGGAGGGAATGAGACCCGCCCTCGAAACGTCGCACTTCTTCCATGCATCAAATATTGAGGGCGTCATGCTGTATTATAACTATCACCCGGTGACAAAAGAATATCTTGGCTCAGCAACGGCCCGAGAGAACCCAAGGGTTCCGGAAAATTACTTGCTCCCAGCCAACGCGACGTTCGTAGACCCAGAAAGCCCCGGCGCGGGTTATGTTAAGGTCTTCGATACCGAAACCGAGGCCTGGTCGGAGGTGGAGGATAACCGAGGAGACACCGTTTACAAAAAATCTGACGCTTCCACTGTGACAGTGGATTGGCTGGGCCCGATCGGCGACGATTACACCAATGAAATTCCGACGTCATCTTTCGATGAGTGGAGCGGCACCGCTTGGGTTACTCCTGATCCAACAGAGGACCAAATCAAAGCAGAGGCTCGGCGTCGTATCGAAGCGATTATGCCTGCTTGGGTTGTTCAGAGGGCGCAGACAGGTGGGCCGCGCATCCCGGCAAATGTCCTGACGTATGTGAAAGATGTTCGCGAAGCCAGCGATGCATTGGAAGACACTCTGCCAACTGATTACACCGATGACAGTCACTGGCCAACCGCTCCGGCCTCTATCGTCTATGAAGCCGCCCCTGTGCTCACGCGCAAAGACGATGTGTGGGATCGGTGCAGCGAGGCAGAAGCGGAGCTGTTGATGACTACCCTTGATCAAGCTCCTGCCAAACTTCGCGGCATGTGGATGGACAACCCGTACATCTCTCACAGCCACGACCAGTTTTCCACACTTCGAAGTGCGATTGTTACCGTTCTTGGCGGCGATACCGCAGCCGAGGAGCGGGCGGACGAGCTTCTTGCCGAATCGGAGGTGTTGTAATGCCGAAACCAGAAGTACCAGGCGCATCGGTCGCTAACAACACTGATCAGGTCATGTTGTTCCAAGACGGCGTCCGCAAGATCGGAACAGTTGCACAGTTCGGGCCGCGCGTTGAGGAATACACAGGGACCACCAATGGTGGCGGCAATGCAACCGTCGTGTTTTCCGAAGCTTTCAATACCGCGCCGATCGCGTTTTCGGTTCCGGTGGATGATGGCGGCATCGTCTTGAGTGCAACCGGCACCACCACAAAGAACAACGTCCAAGTCAGCACAGACAATGGCAACGAAGCATTCCGGATCATCGTTATCGGCAACTAAGCTGATCACCAAAACCCCGAAAACATGGGCAGGAACGCTTGTTGAGCTTGCCTTTGGGTTCGTGTCCCGATCGGTCGTGATTGGCCCGCATTGGTACGTCTTCAAGCGCGGCAGGGGCTTGCTCAAATTGCCTGCCACATCCGCAACAGGTGAATTTCGAACAGGCGCACCCTCTAGCCCGGATGTGCTTGAACCCTTGGTCGGGTCCAAATGGACGCTGACAAACAACTGCATGACCGTATTCAGCCCGATATGGAGACCGCGCATGGCAAATGCAGAAGACCGCCTTGCAATCGCCCGATCCGTCACAGTTTCCGTTGTCATGATCGCTTTGGCGGTGATCGGCATGGCGTCGGCTGTGTCAAATTTCATCATCCGCCCACAGACAGAGCAGCTTCTTGAACAGATCGTAGATCTGCGTGCCGAGGTTGCCACGCTCCGACGCTCGAATGCAGCACATTTCGGGCAAATCAAGTCCCTCCTGAAAGAGTAGGAACCCAGCCATGAAGAAGGTTATCGGGATCGCCACTGCGGCGGTCTTTTTTTTGTTGCCATCGCTCCCCATTTCCGCCGCTCCGGTGTGCGGCGATCGGGAAGTCGTTCTCAGCAGTCTGGCGGAGAAGTACGACGAACATCCAGCAGAGGTCGGCGTAACCAGTCAGGGTGGCATTATTGAGCTTCTGGTGTCGAAGGATGGAGCGACGTGGACGCTTCTGTTCTCACACCCGACCGGTCCTGCGTGTTTGGTAGCCAGTGGTGAAGCTTGGCAGGCGTTGCCAGCTCAAGACAAAGGGCCAGGCGCATGACAACAGCCCAGCAGATAGCAGAAGCAGTGAAAGACCAAGCCATGCATGACAGGTCTGCCTGGTACGATGGCGGGGTCGGCGGCGGGTTCAGTGTGTATGGCGGCATTTCCGGTCAAGACATTGTGTTCTGGCTCGGCGTTCTCCTTCTGGTCGGGCGCATTGTGATTATGGGCTTTGATATCGCCAAGCGCATAAAAGGGGCGGGCAATGATTAATTGGGCAGATTACCCGAACTTTTCCAAGGCAGAGTTTGATTGCAAGGAAACCGGTCAGAATCAGATGCAAAAACGGTTTGTTGACGTTCTTCAGGCGATCCGAACCGAGTTCGGCAAACCTATGACGATCAGTTCCGGTTACCGCGCTCCATCGCACTCAGCGGAACGCAACAAGCCTAACCCCGGTGCCCATACATTTGGCTGCGCGGCAGATATAGCTGTCAGCGGCGGTGACGCCATGCGGCTGATTGCCATCGCTTACAAACACGGGATCCGCCGCATTGGTGTGTCACAAAAAGGCAGTGGGCGGTTCCTCCATTTCGACATGGCCGAGCAACACGGTTTCCCGTCCCCTGCATTGTGGAGTTA